ATACTGCACTAAGAACAGCTCATGCAACTTCTACAGAAGTAATAAGCCAAGACAGTCCTGAAGGTGATGTTACATTACCTGCAGAATTTAGTTTACAAAATGGTAATGAGCTTGTGTTGTTAGAAACACCAGGAGCTAACCAAAAAGTAATAGTAGTAAGAAAACAAGGTAGGCTTTGGAATGATCAAGGAACAGCATTAAGTAATGCCAAAAGTGACATTAGTAGATTCTTACTATCCACAACGGTTGACTTGCCCTGATAAATAACACAGTAGGACATAAAAATGAATGATAATTTAAAAGAAAAAAACGGTATACTAATTAAAGGTCATATTAAGATATATGATCCTGAAACCAAAGAAGTCTTTATCGACAAGAATAATGCTATTCATTATGAAAATATGAGTATAGCATTAGCTGATAGTGTCGGTAATCGTGGTAATGGTTGGATATACGAAATGAGTTTTGGTAATGGTGGTACTAGTGTTGATCCTACAGGCATTATTACATACCTTACACCAAATTCTACCGGAACAAATGCTAGTTTGTACAATCAAACATATACAAAGATTGTAGACGATAATAGCGTTAATAATACAGATCCGGTTAGAAATAAAATTGAAACAAGACATGTAAGCGGCACAAATTATACCGACGTGTTAATTACCTGTTTGCTGGATTACGGTGAGCCTAGCGGACAGGATGCGTTTGACACAGCTACTGATCAAAATAGTCTATATGTATTTGACGAATTAGGGTTAAAAGGATACTCTGCTTCCGGAACAGGAAATTTATTAACACATGTTGTTTTCCATCCTGTGCAAAAGAGTTTGAACAGATTGATTCAAATTGATTATACTGTAAGAATACAAAGTCTTGCAGGTACGGTTGGAGAATAATAAATGGCATATACAATAGCATATACAGACCAAGCTAACAAAGGCACAATTACTGTTGAAGACAATACTATTAATACAGAAACTTCATTAGGATTACCTGGTAGAAATACAACAGCATATGGTACTACTATTGCTACAAACTTTTTACATTTATTAGAAAATTTTGCAAGTGCAACTCAGCCGTCGACACCAGTTGAAGGACAGTTATGGTATGATACAACACCTGGTGTAGAACAACTAAAAGTATACGACGGAACAAACTGGGTAGCAAGCGGCGGACTTAAAAAAGCTACTACTGCACCGCAAGCGGGACAAAGTTTGATAGGAGACCTGTGGGTCGATACAGATAACCAACAGTTATATTTGTTTAGCGGATCTGGTTGGGTATTAGTAGGACCTGATTTTAGTGACGGTCTTGTAACAGGTGCAACACCGGTCACAGTAATTGGTACTGATGACGTAACGTACAATGTGTTACAAATAGAAGTAAATGCAACACCGGTTGCAATTATAACAAGTGAAAGTTTTACTCCTAAAGTTGTAATACCAGGATTTAGTACACTTAACCCTGGATTTAATCTAAGTGCAAATAATATTGCAGGCGACGGTATTCCAAAGTTTTACGGAACAGCCGAAAAAGCAGAAGGGTTAATTGTAAGCGGAAATACAGTTGCGGCAGGTAACTTCCTTAGAGGTGATGTGACTAGTACAACAGCATTTCCACTTAATGTACAAAATAACACAGGTATAAACTACGGCATCAATGCAGAAATGAATATTGGTGTTGAAGGCAATGCTGGAGTTTTCCAACATAACATTGCTGGATCAAGTATGGACTTTAAGGTAAAAAATGATGGTGTTCTAAAAAATGTACTAAGATTAGACAGTAACCTTAGAGTAGGTATTAATAATGTTGCACCTGATCAAGCCTTAGACGTAACAGGAAATATACAAGCTAGTGGACTTATAAACACAACATCAACTACTAATAGTACAGCATTTAGTAATGGTAGTATTAGAACAGCAGGTGGATTAGGTGTAGCACAAAATGTTAATATAGGCGGCACTCTTAATATTACTGGTAATACTACTACTAGAAATATTTTACCTAATGAAAATAATACAAAAGATATAGGTAGTACAAGTTTAAAGTTTGCAAACATGTATGCTACAACGTTTGTTGGTAACGTAACTGGTAATGTAAGCGGTACTGTTTCTGGTAGGGCAGGTAGTGCTGATAGATTAACAAGTGCTACAACATTTAGATTTGCAGGTGATATTACTGCGGCAGATACAGTATTTGACGGACAAACAGGTGGTACACTGAAAGTTTTCAATACTAGCATCAGTAACGATATTGTTGCAGGTAAAACAAATGTATTATCGTCACAAGCAGACGATGAGCTTTTAATAAACAGAACATCAGGCGACACAGGACTAAAGAAAATAAACAGAATTAATTTGTTTAGTGCTATTCAAGGATTAACCCCTGTTGGCACTGTAGTACCATTTGCAGGCGGAGCAGCACCTATAGGTTGGTTATTATGTGACGGCACAGAAGTTTTAATAAGTGCCTACGGTTCTTTATATGCAGTAATTGGTACAACATATAAAGCATCACCCTTATCGGGTTATTTTGCATTGCCAGATTTACGCGGCAGATTTTTACTAGGTACTGATAATATGGGCGGAACAAGTGCTAATGTTGTTACATCAGGATCTGCAGATGTTATTGGCGCAAAAGACGGTACAGAGTCAATTACAATCAGTACAGAAAATTTACCTGAACACGAACATGATCTACGTGGAGATAGTGGAGATCAATACTATGCAATTAGAGATGTTAACGGCACACCAAATGACAATGACGCAATCATTTATGATTCACCTACCGGAACAGGAGCAGGACAAGCATATCCTGGAAGTGGTGGAATATTAACAGATGATAGCTTAGGGCAAGCAATAAATGTTATGAATCCATACATGACTATGAATTTCATAATATATACTGGAGGGTAAGAGTAGTGAGTTATAGACTAAACAGAACAGATGGTGAATTATTAGTTGACCTAACCGATGGGATACTTGATTTAACTACTACTGATTTAACACTAATAGGAAAAAACTACAAAGGTTTTGGTGAATTCCTTAACGAAAACTTTATTGCTTTACTAGAAAACTTTGCATCAACAAGTCAACCTACAAATCCTATGGTAGGACAACTTTGGTATGACAAACAAGATGCAAGATTAAAAATTTATGACGGCCTAGTATTTAGACCTGCAACTGGAAGTGTAGTAAGTAGCACACAACCTAGCAACTTGAATAAAGGCGATATATGGATTGATAATGAAAACAACAAATTATATATTTGGGACGGAAGTGAATTAACATTAATTGGTCCTGAATATAGTGCAGGACAAGGAAAAAGCGGCTTTGAAGTTTCTAGTCAGTTAGATGCAACAGATGTACAACGTACTATATTAAAATTATTCTTAGGCGGCACACTTGTAGGTATATATGCACCTGAAACATTTTATGTGTTACCTGAATTTGCTATTGCAGGATATCCTCAAGTATCAGGTGATGCACAAAATAGACAGTTACTTGAAAAAGGATTCAATGTAGTTAACTCGGCGTTTTTCTATAGAGGCACTGCAACTAGTGCCAAAGGTTTATTAGACGATGCTGGAGTAACAAAAACAGCTACTGACTTTGTCCCTACAATAGGCAATGCAGCTATGACTGGAAGCCTAAAAATTAAAAACTCAGCAGGACTTAGTGTTGGCGTTGGAGAAACAGAATATTCTATTTTAAAAATTGCTGGCACTACAACAACACTTGAAACACAACAAAGTAATGCAGACTTAGCTATTAGAGTACGAACCGGTAGTAGTTTCTTACCAGCATATTATGTAGACACAAGCCAAAAATATGTTGGTATATGGAAAGCAAATCCTTCGTATAGCTTAGATGTTACAGGAGATGGTAGATTTACTAGCAACCTTACAGTTGGCGGTAACCTATTAGTAGAAGGAACAACTACTCACTTAAACACAACAACATTAAGAGTTGAAGACAAAAATATTGAACTAGGCATACTAGATGACAGCACAGAAGCAACTGATGCACAAATAGACGGTGGCGGTATAATAGTAAGAAGTTCAAATGGTAGTAAAGACTGGACTTGGCAAGCAAGCACAAGTTCTTGGACAAGTAATCAAGATATAAACATTTTATCTGGAGTTGATAATCCAGATCCGTCAATAATGATAGACGGAACAGATGTACTTAGTAAATCTACACTCGGAAGCACAGTTGATAACGCACTAGGATTGACACGAGTAGGAACATTATCTGAGCTAACTGTTGATGATATAAAATTAGATGCCGCAACTATAACGCGATTAAATGGAACAGGATTGAATATTGTTGCTGGTGGAGACATAACAGTTGATACACAAAAAATAACTGGCCTAGCAGAGCCATCAGCATCGTCGGATGCCACAACAAAAAATTATGTTGATGTTCAGTTATATAGTAAAGATGTAATATTAAGTCTCGATGTTACAGGATTAACTAACCCGGCAGCAATCGGATCAGCAGATGGACCAAAAAATAGTATTGCAACATTATTACAAAACATGCAACCAGCGGCAAGCTATGAGGCAGGTACAACAGCATTTGTAATGGCTACTTCATATTCAAATTCGACGGTCTCAGGTATTGTTGTAGACATTACTACAAGTCCAGACACATCTGGTGTTCTTGTAAAATCAAATATTACTGTAGATAAAAACAATGTAAGTAGCGGCGAAAGTGTAATACAAGATATAAGCCAAAGTAATACTGCAAGTGGTACTGTTGCTTTGACAGCAATTAGATACCTATATGAGTACACACAGTCTGCAAATACATGGGTATTTGTACGTAGGACACTACAGACAGTAACTTAAAATATGATAATGCGATAAATAAGTATATAATGAACGGGGTAACATATGGCATACACAATTAACAAATATAACAATGTTCAGCTAACTGTTGTAGAAGACGGTACTATTGACCAAACCACAGATTTGAAACTGGTTGGTAAGAATTATGCTGGATATGGAGAGATACAAAACGAAAACTTTGTGTTTTTGTTAGAAAACTTTGCAGGAGCTAACCAACCTCCAAAAGCACTAAGCGGCCAAATTTGGTTTGATACTTCTAATAGTAAACTTAAATTTTATGATGGAACAAAATGGAGAACTACTGGAGGAGCTGAAGTCAGTGCAACTACCCCTGCTGGACTTGCTTTAGGCGACTTTTGGTGGGATACCGGCAACGAGCAGTTGTATGCATATAACGGAACATCTTTTGTACTTGTAGGACCACAAGGTGTTGGTGATACAGTTACACAATTCCAAAGTGCAAACATAAGAGATAACGGCGGAACTTCTAGACCAGTTATTAAATCAGTTATTAATGACGAAGTAATACATATAATTAGTGCCCAAGAATTTACTATAGGAACCGAAGATGCATCATCCTACCCCGGCTTTGATGTTGTTAGACAAGGACTTACACTTAAAAATACTATTAACTCAACAGGTGGAATTACATCAACAGGACACAGATTCTGGGGTACAGCTTCTAACGCATTAAAACTAAACGGTGTAGATGCAAGTAATTATGTTGTATCAAATCCCGGGTCGGCAACAGAATTTACATCATTGGTTGAATTTTCCGACTTAGGTATTACAATCGGTAATACAAACGATTTAGCAATTAAGATTGTAGATGACAATAAAGGATTAATTGCAAACGAGCAAGGAACACAAACATATTTCCAAGTTCAAAATTCAAGTGCAGCACAAAAAATGCCATTAAGGCTTACAGCAGAAGCAATACTTCCAGGATACAGTAACGTAAGTGCTTGGTCAGGTGTTGAAACTGTAAACATAGGTTCTTCGGTAGCAGCATTTAGTAATGTTTATGCGACAACGTTTAACGGAACTGCAACAAATGCACAAAAACTAGAAGTTGGCGGAGTTTCAAGAAGCGCAAGTGCAAGTGCTACAGCAAACACCGTAGCAAGCAGAGATGCTGCAGGTGATTTAACTGCAAATGTGTTTAGAGGAACTGCAACATCTGCACAGTTTGCTGACTTGGCTGAAAAGTATACAGCTGAGGCAGACTATGAGCCTGGCACAGTATTGGTATTTGGCGGCGAAGCAG